AGATTACCTTACAACTCTTGTTGGTATCTTTGATGAGTGTATTCGTGTATTGAAATCTGGTGGACGACTGATAATCAACATTCAACCAAATTATAAAGAGTATTATCCATCTCATCATGCTATCACAACTGCAATGATTGAGCGTGGTTTGATATGGAGAGGTGAGATAGTTTGGTTGAAGAATAATCTCAAGAAACTCACTGCTTGGGGTAGTTGGATGTCTCCATCCTGTCCTTATTTGTCGTATCCATTTGAGTTTATTGAGGTCTTTAGTAAGGACACATTGAAGCATTTTGGTGACAAAGAAAACATTGATCTCACAAAAGAGGAGTTCATTGAGTATGTAAATGGTCACTGGTCTATTGCACCAGAAACCAGAATGAAAAAGTTCAATCACCCCGCAATGTTTCCTGAAGAGTTAGCTAAGCGTTGCATCAAGTTGTTTTCATATAAGAATGACTTGGTTCTTGATCCTTTCAACGGTGCAGGCACTACAACTTATGTTGCAAATCTTTTGGGTAGGAGATACATTGGCATTGACATAAGCGAATCGTACTGTAAAATAGCAGAGGAACGAATTCTGTCTACTAACCCACTGGATAAGTTTTTTTGATTATGAAAGAAGGATTTACAATGTTCAAGGATACATATGCTGCTATTCCCTATGGCAACCAGTATCTTATCATTCACAATGGTCAGCAACTTGAGAAACTTTGTAGGACTGAATCTTCTGCACGTAAATATATCACCGATCATAAGAAAGGTAAATCGCTTGGCAAACTACCTACCAATTAAAGTTACTCACCTCTAAAGTGAGCCTATAGTGTAAGGGGATCACTCCCCACTGAAGTTTCTAACTCAAACCATGACTTTTTTCTGGAAGTTCGTTGACACTTTCGTGAAGAACATTGCTACCATCAGTGCTATTGTTGTTGGTGTGAGTCTGTTCATGATTCGTGCTTTTAATGAGAACGATGGACGTGAGAAAGTTCGCGTTGCAACTCTTCAATTCCTGAAGTTTGTTGATACGCTGATTGAGTTCGGTAAAGAGCAACTTTCTTCCGCTGATGTAGTGGAGCAACCTCAAGTTGTAACCGCTACAGTCACCAAAACCCGCAAGCGCGTTGCCGCTTGATAGACTGTCACTGGAGCACTTGATTTTATGCTTGTGCTCTTTTATTGTACCTTTGTTCTTAAAAAAACTCCAATGATTTTCCTCACTGTTCCTGGTCACGGTTGCGTCTACACTCTGTCGCAAGAAGATGGCGATGAGTTGTACTATGCTCCGATCTATGCTGATGGAAATGTAAATCTTGAGGAGTTTGCTCCTGTAGATCTTGACTCTGTAGATATGGATGACATGGAGATCTTTGACATTCGCAATCGTCTACAGAAACTGGTTCAAGTTTGACCCAATTAAAGTTACTCACCTCCAAACTGGACCTATAGTATGAGCAAGCAACCAATGCAGAACAAACATCTGGAACATCCCGAAGATTCTATCCTTAATGGTGATCTTTCGGTTCTTGATTGGTTCAGTGCTGATTCTACTATCAGTGTCAAGATGGATGGTGCTCCAGCTATTGTTTGGGGCACCAATCCTGAGAATGGTAAGTTTTTTGTCTGCACCAAAGCAGCATTTAACAAACAAAAGATTCGCCTTTGCTATAACGAGGATGATGTATTTGACCACTTTGGTCATCAACCTCGTGTAGCACAAATCCTTATCTTCTGTCTGGATTTCCTGCCTCGCACTAAAGAAGTGTATCAGGGTGATTGGATTGGTTTCGGTAAGGGTCTTGATACATTCAAACCCAATACGATTACCTATCGCTTCCCTGAGATTGTGCGTCAGGAGATTATCATTTGTCCTCATACTTACTACACTGGTGAGCGTCTGCCTGAGATGGTAGCACACCCTATCACCAGCAAGTTTGCAAGCACCAAACAATGCCTGTTTGTGCAACCTGAGGTGTCCCTGGATCCTTATCGCGAGGATCTGGAAGATGTGTGTAAGTTTGCCAAGCAAATGAGCACTCTGTGTGAGTTTGTGAGTGACCGCAAGGCATCACAAATCAAAAAAGAGATCAATGCCTGCATCCGTGAGGAAAGGGACGTGGATGAAGATGAAATTGCAGAAAAATGTGATTGTGACAAGAACCTCATCAGATTGTGGAAACTGGTGAAGTCTATCAAGGATGATTTGTTCATGTTCATTCACGAAGAAGATGAGATTGAATGTTACCTTTGGGATATAACAAGTTTCCACGAAGGTTATTGTATCTCCAACAAATACGGCATTTATAAAGTCGTTGATAGGGAAGTGTTCTCTCACGCTAACTTCACTTGCGAAAAGAGTTGGACTAAATAATGGTGCTTATGTTTGGTCGCACAAGCACATTAAAGGGGCAGAAATGCCTCTTTTTTGTTATAAATAATCAAGACCAAACATAAAGCAGTATGAATAAAGTAAGCGTTCAATCGTTGAACGAATGTTTCAACGTATCTTGGCAGGATTTTATGGAAGTTGAAGAAATCCCAAAGGAAGATTTGATTTACAAACCAAACATAAAACCTGTCAATTTTGGTATTCCAAGCCCAGAACATAGTGAGTTTATGAAGACGTTTCCGCGCACACCTGAAAGCAATAATAAACGTAGCGAAACTATGAAAGGGAAAAATACTGGACCAAGAAGTGAAGAGACAAAAAGAAAGATTAGTGAAGCACTTAAGGGTAAAAAATACAAAGAAAGGAGTGAAGAACACCGTAAAAAGATAAGTGAGAGAATGAAAGGTAACGACTTTGGAAAGTATAAAAAGAAAAAGAATTGGGGGTAATTAAAGTTACTCACCTCCAAAGTGGACCTATAGTATGAGTACAACCACTGAAATGAACAACACAATGAAACTCACAAAAGCGCAGAAAGAGATTCTTGCTGAAATTGTAATGTATGATGGGGAAGTGAATAATTATTCCCAACGATTGCGGTCAATTACTCCTCTTCTTGATGCTGGAATTATTCGGGAAGAGATTGTTTATGATAAAGACGGACTTTCCCGTTGGATGAAATATAAAATTGTTTCCAATGATTAAAGTTACTCACCTCTAAAGTGGACCTATAGTATGAGCACTGAACTTCCTACCATGCAAGCACAAGCACAGCAAACCATCGCAGAGAATGTGTATAAGAACACTCTGCTGCTGATTGAAGCACTGAAAGACAACTATCGCCAATATGCTATTCGCGGACATCAGCGTTCCGCAGAGCGTGGTGAAAGTGTAGAGTATCATCTGCGCTGTATTGATGAACTCAAGTCTGGCAAGTGTGACATTGATTATACTGTTGAGACTGGTAAAAAGTATCACAAAGTGATTCTGGTCAATGGTGGTGGTTCCCGCAGTGTTCATTGCTTCGTTGATAAGCAAAATGGAGGCGTTTTCAAGTCAGCATCTTGGCGTAGTCCTGCAAAGGGTGAGCGATACAATCTCCTTCTGATTAAGGACCGCGAGTGGTTGTTTGAGAACGCAGATTGGTCGGCGGGGTATCTTTACAAAAGATGAAAATGTAGGTTACTTCCATAAATAATAGTGGAAGTAACCTAAACACAATTATGCCACATAAAGATCCAGAAGTTGCCAAACAGTATAGAAAAAACAAGTGGGCAAACTTAACACCAGAACAAAGAGAAGAACAAAGAAAGTATAAAAGAGAGTGGAGAGAAAGTAAAAAAGAACAGTTGAGAGAAATTGCTAATCAATACAACAAAGATAAAAAAGAAAAACTATTAAGTCAGTTTGGTTCTTGTTGTTTTGCTTGCGGTTCAACTGAAAATCTACAATTTGACCATCTTGACAAACACAACAAAAGGGGAAATGTTACCACCATTCTTTATACCAGGGGATTTGATGAAGCATTAGAGGAAGCAAAGAAATGCCAGTTGCTATGTGATAAATGCCATCGCATAAAAACAACAATTCATCACGACAATCAATCATTACTTAATGGAACAAGAATTTCAAAAGTTGAATATAAGGGTGATGAAATCATCGTTACACTTAAATCCTCAAATGCCATGTAAAGGTTATCGTTTAATCAAATGACTTACACTATCACCAAACACATCAAAATTGAAAGCGATGAAGATGGTTGGAGTTTTGATTTCACTGCTGATGAACTTGGCACTGTGAGTGTAGAGGATGGTAATGGTCCTGGATACCAAACCATTCATATTCCTAAAGATTGTATCCAACACTTTATTGATGTTCTGGAACAATACAAATGAGTAGCACAACCCCTGACACTGAAATGACTTACGATGAACAAATTAAAGAAATGACTGTTACAAAGTCTCTCAAACTTCTGCGTGATGGGTTCAAGAATGAACTTGCCACTGCTCTATTCGCAGATGAGCGCACAACTGAACTCTTTGCTCAACTGATTAGTGAGTTTGTAGAGACAAACATTCCTGTGGTTGATGATGAGAACCAGATGGAACTTTCTATGATGCTGTTGGAAACTCTTGACATTGTAGCACGATGACTTATTCTAATCTGTCTAAAATCCGTCCAAAACTTCGCACTGAAGGTCGCATCACTGGGAATTGGGGCAAAAGCAAAGTTAAGGCAGGTTCTACATTGAATGAGATTGGAATGAGTACCAAAGAAACAATCAAATGTGCCACACAGGATGAATACTTGAACCGTCTTTATTATGCTTTTGATAACACTACCGACCCTAAACTTCGTCAGTTCATTTATACAGAAATTCGCAAGATCCACGTCCAAAGAGGAACTTGGTAATGGTCAATTAAAGTTACTCACCTCTAAAGTGAGCCTATAGTATGGGAAACACTACCGACCGCAAGTTTCACAACATCTCCCTTGAAGATCGTGAAATGTTTGCATACAATGCCGCTTATGAGCGTAAGCAACAACAACTCGCTGCAGTCGCACCCGAACTGCGTATCAAATACTGCTTTGAGTTTCTGAAAGGTTACGTCGCTGAGGGTGATTCTGAAATGGCAAAGCGTTGCTATGATGGTATCGCTAAGTACAGCGAAGTTCTTGACTACTCTGAGGCACACTTCTGATGAAAACCTATCGTATGCTGATTGAGTATTGGGTTCCTGATGAAGATGAGAACCTATACGAGGAAAAGATCATTCAATCTCGTTCATCTTGTGGCAAGATCGCTGATGATTACTTAGCACAAGATCGCACAAATCTCATCCGTTCTGTTGAAGTTACCCCTGTTTGATTATGACTGACGGTTACACTTTCACTCGCGTTGACTTCACTCCAAACGAAGAGACTTGCATCCTTAAGTTTCTTGTTGAAGCACAGAATCGTGATTCAATTAAAGATAAACAGTGGCAACCAGTAATTGAGTCTATCCTCAAAAAGTTTTTTAACTCTAACCTGAAAGAGGCACAAGAGTGGCAAACCCTCTGAATCTCACTTGTGTCTCACTGAGAACCCAGTCCACCACTGAAGCAAAAACCTGATTTTTCTTCAATTTCACTGCACACGGGGCAAAGGTCATCCACTGCAATGAAATTACCAATTTTTTCTAAAATACAAACAAACCCATGAAATACGTCGTTGAACTCTACGTTGGTGGCAAAGTCTTCAAGGAAGAAGTACAAGCAACCAACCCACAAGATGCTCGCGAAACTGCACTGGCACGCAATCCTAAGGCAAAAGTTGTTGGTGTCAATGTAAGTTTCAAGTAATTAAAGTTACTCACCTCTAAAGTGAGCCTATAGTATGAGAAACACTTTCACCGTCCGATTCGATTCCAACGCACTCAATTCTCCCGAGTACATTGGACCTTTCTACTCTGAAAAAGAGGCACAAAACTATTGCGATTCCCGTAACGATTCTCTTCAGTTAGGTGGGATTCCTTCCTGGGTTGCTTGTTACTCTGTTGTTGACTGATAATGAGGGATGAAGTCTGATGCGTATTGCACTTCTGTTTGCTACACTTTTCTTCGGTATTCACATCGGTTCTAATGCTATCGCAACCGTGAATGAGTATCAAGAACGCCAGGCAGATCGCTTCTGTGAAGTTAATCCTAACTACTGCAAATGATGACATTCGCTGAAGCACTAATTGCATCTGGTTATGTATTTGATGATGAGAATTATGATGGTTGTTATGTAAAACAAGATGATGACGGTTTCATTCACCTTTATCAGGAAAATGTGGATGATGAGACTGACACTCTCTGGAATTATGTCAAGATGAGTGATGATTTTGATGTGATCTCCGAAGTTACTTTCAACCCTGATAATAGCACTCTCCCACAATGATTTCCCTTCCTAATCCTACCCACAAAATGACTGAAATGACTCCTGATTTTAGCACTGTTGTTGAGAACTATGCCCAGATGATTCTGGACGGAATGGATTATAAATCTCTTGAACAGTTTGCACTTGATACTCTCATTGATAATCTCACGAAACAGTATGAAACTGTAGATGAACTGATTGAAGAGATCCGTGAGATTTATGATGATGAAGTTGTCAACGATCTTGTGGGCAATTAAAGTTACTCACCTCCAAATTGGACCTATAGTATGAGCACTTCCACTGAAACCAAAAAAATGACTGAAACTCTCTTCCACAAAAGCATCAACCTCACTGGTGATTTCATCACTGATTTCACTCTTACTTTCAAGTCTTCCATCTTTGATAAGTACACCCGAAATGACGGGAAAGTTTACATCAAGCACGGTGTAGATCGTAACTTCAAAAACGATGTATTTACTGTGGAAGCAATGATTTATGAGTACAAAGGTTGCTGGTGTGGTAATCAGAAAACCTTTGCACAGTTTGATAACTTTGCTGATGCAGTTGCCTGTGCTCGCAATGTCCAACTGCCTGAGGATACTCTCTCCGAGGATGGTTATCTTTCCCTGATGCGTAACTGAAACTTTCCGTCAATTAAAGTTACTCACCTCCAAAGTGTACCTATAGTATGAACAACATTCAAACCGACTTCCAAGATCAGATTGCACCCGCACTTCGCGACTATATGTGCAACAACATGACAGACCTGAATGATACTGTGGACTGGGTTTGTGATGTATTTGATCTCAACGCAACTGATGAACTGATTGATCAGATTGTAGATGAGTTTGACGCCTTCTTCGGCAACTGATTCACACTAACTGTTTTACCACTATTTGACACTGAAATGACTCAAGAACTTTACATTGAAGCACTCAACTTTCTGGTTAATTACTTCAACCAGTTTGATGAGGAAGAACTCCAATCTCACGGTAAATTGTACCTGAGCGATATTACTAATGTCCTTGGATATGCGACCTTTGAAGATAACATCTCTCCCGAGGTTGGTTATATCTCAAACGTGGAAACTCTGAATCGTCTCCGCGATGAAATTGCCGATCGTTTCTATAACTAACTGAATGACTGCATTTGTATCACCCAAGAGCAAGAAAGCACAGAATCGTTTCTGTAACTTAATGAATCGCAATAATGAATGTATTGTAGAGCAACATCACGGGACTAAAGTGTTTCTAACCTCTGCGAATGGTAGGAATCACTTTTGGGTCAATCTTACTGCAGATGTTGACTGGAACATCAAGTTCAATTAAAGTTACTCACCTCGAAACTGGACCTATAGTATGAGCACTTCCACTGAAACCATGAACTACTACAAAATCACTGAAATTGAATTTGATTTCGACTACGAAGATCTCACTGAGTATGAGAAAAAAGAGATCGTAGATGATGCAAAATCTTGCCTTTGGGCACCTCCAAGTGAGGAAGATCTTGTCGATTGTATCTCTGACAACACTGGTTGGTGTGTCAAATCCCTGAAGTATGATGTCATTAACTGATGGCAAAAAGTCTTACATTCAAGTCGCCTTGTAAAGTGAAGACAATTCTCCTAATCTTCATCGTTGCATTAACTCTATCACCTGGAGTTCGCAACATCACCTCTACCACATTGCACACCGTAGCAGACATTATTGCACCCAATGATTGAGACTGATTTCTACATTCTTACCCAAGAACAATATGAGGAAAATCTACAGTTTGCAAATAAACTTGGCATCACAGTAGACTACTTTCTTCTGGAGTTTTGTGATGTTCAAGGTCCAAAAGTAATCGTCAATTAAAGTTACTCACCTCTAAAGTGAGCCTATAGTATGAGCACTTCCCAAATGTCCCAAATGTCTAAAGTCTACGCTGTGATCGGTGGATTTGATTATGAAGGTGAGAACTTCAAATCTCTCCGCTTGTTTGATTGCTTCTCTGCTGCAGATGCTTATATGAAGCAGTTAGAATCTGAGTGTGATTATGTACTGATGGAGACTCGTGAGGTATATCTTGAGTCTGCAATCACGGCATAATTAAAGTTACTCACCTTCAAACTGGACCTATAGTATAACCACTGAACTTCCTACCATGCGAAAGATTGAATCCCAAATGAACAAAGCAATCTGTGATTGCAAAGACTGGAAAAACGACAACACGGAGGTAACTTATTCGCCCGAACGTGATGCTTCATATGTTATGCTGCATGGCAATCATATCGCAACGATTGGTGATACCTTCCTTGAACTTTACACCTGTGGGTATAAAACTCCTACAACCAAATCACGTCTCAATGCTATTCTGAAAGAGCACGGAAATGATGCCCGTATCTTTCAACGTGACTTCGAATGGTTTGTGATTGATAACGGTAACACAATTCCTTTCACTGAAGGTATGGTGCTTCTTTGAATTAAAGTTACTCACCTCCAAAGTGAGCCTATAGTATGAGCACTTCCACTGAAACCAAAAAAATGATCAAAATGTCCTTCTACAAAACCTTCATTCTTTGGAACAACTCTCTGGATGAGTTCTCTGTAGAATCCTGCGTTAATCCGACTCTTGAAAGTGCCTATCGCAGTGGCGAGAATGTTCTCTCTGATGAGCGTGTTTACGGTTATGTCATTGTCAAGATTGACAACGATTCTTGGACTGTAATTAACGAAACTGTGTACGGTGTAGATTACACTGTATATGAGAACAACGGTTCGATTCGTGTCAAGGAAGGCAAAGATTCTATCGTCCTTGTTTGATTTTTACTGTTTACCATTGATTATCACTGAAACCACAATGTCATTCCCTTATCTTCACATTGATCAAAGCACTCTTGCTAATCACACATCCACCTTTTTCAAGGTCAGTGCTGATAGTCAAGACACTTGGATTAACAACATTTTTCATAATTCAAGGTACGGAATCTTCTGTCTTGCCGATGGCAAACTGGAGTTAATCTCCAAAGGATTAAACACTACCAAGTTCCGCAAGTGTAAGTGCAATGATGAACAAACTGCACTGCAAAAGATTCAACAATGGATGGAAAAGTTCTGATGAATTCCCAAGAACAAATTAACATTCTCATTGCTGAAACTCTTGAGAAAGTTCAACACCTTGATCCTGAACTTTATGGTCAATGGTATAGCAAACTGTATGCTCCTCATGGTGATATTAAGAACTGGAATGTAAAGACGCTTCATACACTCGAACAACTCATTATTGATTATACCAACTAAACCAAGATAAACTAATGAAAACCATGGAACGTCCAAAGATTGGTGATACCAGAGTTTACATCAGAGAGTATAATAACAAGTTCTCAGTTCAGGTTGATGTGTTCAAAGAAAACACATTGCGAGGTGATGCTTACTGGGTGACTAAAGAGTTCAAGACTTATACAAAAGAAAAAGACGCACTTAAGTTTGCGTCACGATTCTCCTGATAATCCTACACTCTTAAATCAAAATGTTACTCTCTAAATCCTCATTCAACGACCAACAAGTTCTCCCTTTCATTGTAAAGAAAGAAACACAAAGAACAGAAGATGGTAGTTACTCTCTTCACCTATTCTCCCGAATTGTAATGACTAAGGAAGGAAAGAAGTATAGGTATTTGCCTCTACGATTTGAAGGAGAAGAAGCACGATTCCGCAAACGTAGTGATGCAGAGGATTATGCAAGGTACAGATTAGCACTTGATTGAATACACATAGAGAGGGTACTTATACCCTCTTTTTTTATGCTTTTATGTCAAAATAACGTAAAAAAGTGTTTTTTTATTAAATAAATGTCTTTTTAAATATACTTGCGTGATTTATTTGTGTGATACTTATTGTTATTGAAAGGTGATAATGATATGAATTCGTATCATTTAAGTGCCTTTAATCGTCTCTATTATCTTATAATGTGCCAGAGAATGTGTGCTGATACATTATAAATGTCCTGGAGTCTTGTGATCTTACCGAGCATAACATAAGGACCACACTTTTGTCAACCCCAGGGTCACAAAATCCCCACAATTCCCCCATAAAACTCCTCCGCCCCCTCATAAATACCCCCAGACCATTGACATTTACGCCCACAAGTCTTATAGTACCTTCATAACACACAGGAGCGAACTTATGTCAGTTGCATATCAGCAAGCACAGAAGCAGCGTTATAGGATTACTCTGGATCTATCAGTGTTCGGTGACTTTGATCCCCATCAGATTGACTGGGAGAAACTCTTTAAGTTGGAACCTGCAGAGAAGTGTGATGCATACGTTGAGGACCTAAGTACACCTGATAGATGGTAATTTGGTAGCAATTTATACCATATAAGGGGGTTTTAGTTTTGTCCCAAAACTTATACATATTAGGGGGTATTTTGGGACAAAACTATGAGACCTAAGAACTACACATTTCTGGGCAAAACAGACAGAATGCGCGTGCCATATACAAGGCACTTTAATAACATTTTGGAGGAGTTAAATCGCCTCGCAGAGTTAGGTCACGATCCGACAGATTACCTTGATGAGTTTATAGACCGTTTGCAATCTGTGGAGGATTAAAGTTGCTCACCTTCAAAGTGGACCTATAGTGTAAGGGGCACACAACTTCACCGCCCCGCTAACGCTCAAGACCTACCAAATGACAGTCACTTTCCAAGCAAATCTGACCGACACTGAGTATAAT